CTTTTATGGATTTCTGTAAGTCCCTCTGTAAATGCGTCAAACATAGGTGCTACATGCTCATCATATGTCTGGTTTATCTGATCAAACGCATCTGTAAACAGATCTTTAAGATCTCCCATTATCTGAGCAGCAACTCCCAGAAGCCCGTCAAATGCCTGTTTAAAACCGGCCGTATTATTTGTAAGAGGCGTCAGCAGGGCGTTTAAAAGATCCCGCCCAAGCTTGGCAAACACTTCTGTCAAACCCATGAAGGAGTTGGAAAAAAAGCCGATCAGATTTGCAGTAAATGTTTGCCCGTTTTCATCTGCAAAGACACTGAATACTTCTGCGAAAGCTGCGGAAAAATTTGCCACAATATCTGCTATGTCCCCGGTTATATCAAACATGTCTATGATATATTGCTTGATCCGTTCCTGAGCTTCTTCCAGATACTTTGCAGTGCCACCGACCAGGTTTGCTGCCAGCGTAATACCAACTGAAGCAACAGCCCCTGCGATTACGCCTAAATCATAGACCATTTTATTTCCCCAGGTACTTGCTGCAGCCTGGACTCGCGGATCTGAAAAAATATCAGACAGGCTTTCCTTAATACTCTGAAGCCCTTTCTGGATCGTAGCAAACCGGGAAGTAGTATCTCCTAATCCTACCTTAAATCCTTTGGTGAATAGACTAGACAGATCACTCCATTTCTTTTTTAATGCATCCAGGGCTTTTGACAGTGAACTGGATACTGCCACTGTTTCAAACATCTGGGACGGATCTGTTCCGGAACCACCGCCTCCGCCACCTGCATTATTTTGACTTAGGACATTTAATTTATCAAAAGCTGCCAGACTATTCTTTGCATCTTTTGCTGCGCTTCCTGTCTTTTTAAGACTTTTTGCATAATCTTCCTGGGTCTTCTTAGCTTTCACAAAGGTGGATTTCCCTGTTAATGCCGCTACCAGTTGCCCGATCCAGGCCAGTGCCTGGGCTATCGCATCAATCAATGCAGTGATTGCCGGTACCGCAACACTTAAAATGGGAGCAAAACCGGCTGCCAGGCTGTTCTTTAAATACAATAAAGAAGAGGACAGACCGGATAATGTCTGGTTTGCGCTTCCGGAATATCTTGCAAGGTTTTGAAAGCCTTCCTTTGTCGCGCTCATCACTGCCATTACCGCCTGCATGACAAAACGCATCATCATCATACGGCTGATTCGGCCTAAAAGCTGCATCCCTTTCCCTGAGTTCTTCGCCGCTTTACCAGCGCCATTTACAGAGTCCCTTAATTTATCCGCGGATGCTTTTGCTTTCTTCTGTCCGGCATCTGCACTTAAAAGGGATTTTTTGTATTCATTCTCTGCCTGGATCACCTGTTGTAGCTGCACATAAGTCTGGTCATAATCTGCATTTCCAAGGGATATCCCCTGCTGCTCCATTCCCAAAAGCTTACTTCTAAGTGCTTCTTTCTGTCCCTCAAAGGAATTGGGATCAAACTGGACCGGAAGTTTAACAGGAGTGGTAAGGTTCTTTTTATAAGTACTCAGATCGGACTGTGCCTGGTTTAAAGCCTTATAGGTGCTGTCATACAAGGCATCACCAAAGCTTTTTCCCTGGCTTTCCAGATCTTTAAGTTCCTGCTTTAAACGATCAATCTTCCCCTGCAGGGAGTCCGCTGGAAAAATAACTGCGTCTGGCGTTGGATTGGTCAGTTCCTGCTTGTAATCTTTAAGAGCCTGCTTGACTTTTTCCAGTTTCAGATAAGCTTCATCATATTGATCATCACCGAAGTACATCCCCTGGCTTTCCAGGTCTTTGAGTTCCTGTTTTAATTCGCTGATCTTCTGTGCAAAATCATTGGTTGCCTTTTCCGCTTTCTCTTCTCCGGCTGCATACTTATCAATAAATTCTATTGCTACAGGATCATAACCATATGCCGAAGGATCGTCTACCTTTACCCGTCTGGCGGGTGTCGGCTCCTGTTCCTGGTATTCCCCACGATCTACTTTGATGGCATCCATCTGTTCCTGCAGGCTTTTGGTCTGTCTTTCTGCCTGTTTAGCTGACTCTGTTACCTGATCAATTCCCTCAGCTGCCTTGGAAGACTGGGCTGCTGCTGTTTCTGCCGCCTGGCCCGCATTATTAAACACATTTGAAATATTGTCAGAAAGCCTGTCAACTGCTTTGGTGAGCCTGTCAAAAGCTTTTTCCAGTGTTCCGGTTCCTTTTTCCAGTCCAGAGGTATCAATTTTTGTATCAAATTTCAGACTGCCATCAGCTGCCATATCCTCACCTCTTTTCCAGGCATAAAAATAAGACGCTGTCGCGCGCCTCAGCCTAATAACTTATTCCAATAGTCAATTTCTTCCTGTTCTTCTTTCGTATACCGTTTCTTAAGGTCACAGATCTTTTTATTGTTTCTACGAAATTCTCTTTCCCATTTTTCCAGGTGCTTACCTTTTGCCATTTTCTGCCGGATCCCAAGTACAGTGGAAAAGATACCTTCCCGGATTTCCATGAAATATCCCACAAAGGTCCACCAGTGAATATATGGGACGGATCTTACTTCGCATCCGGCCACCTGGTTGATAGCCGGAAACAGGATCGGCTCATCCTGCTCCCAGTCCATCACCTTGACCGGCATTATATCCTCTTCATCTTCCTGTCCACAGTCCAGGAACCAGAGCGCCTTTTTAGCTGCCTCTTCATAAAGTTCCTTTGGCATATCTGTCCAGCCTTCATACAGGATCTTACACATAACCACGTGAGCTTCTTCTACCGTAAGCTCTGGATCATTAAACGCCTGCATGATCACCAGGATATCCCTGTAGTCCGTTCTGATCTTCCATTCCTTTTTGCCTACCTTAAGAGTGACAGGAAGCTGGCCTAACCGGATCATTTTGTATAGCCGGCCGTATACTTCTGGATCCGCTTATTGCTTGCCTCTACTCCGGCTTTCATGTTTTTCTTGATGATCGGCATCAGACCGTTCATAACGGACTCAAACAGGAGCTTTCCGCCTTTTACTGGTGAAAATGGAGACTGACCATTAAACAGCGTGTCATAAACGTCTGCGTTAAAAATAGCATTAAAACAGTCTTTTACGCCCTGCTCTGCTTTCTTCCACTCAATACTTGCATTTTCATCTGTTGGATCTACGGTACCGTCCTCCAAAAGCTTGACGTTGCCCTGAAGCTCATCTTTCACATGCCCCAGCTTCTCCATTTCATCCATGCAGCGCTGCCACATATTCAGATCAGAAGGATTAATCCGGATCACACGGTCCGGATCATCATTTATCATGTACTCCTTATAACCTTCATCAAATTTAAGGCTTTCCATATATAGTCTCCTTATTCACTGTCAGGTGTAAACGTCTTTATTTCTAAGGCAAAAGTTCCCTTTACTCTGTTGCCTGTATGATGTACATTAAACGGGATCTGATAACCGGTGGTATCTCCGCCATAGCTTGACACTTCAATAATCACATCTTCGCGATAAGCCACATAAGAGCCTGCTGCTCCAGATGCCGACTCCCAAAGGTGTACTTCAACAACGGTAGTTTTTAAGTCATCTAGGGTCTGACGTTCATCAATGATCCCCTGAAGCCGTTCAAACATAGGATCACCCACAACCGCATAAAACGGATCTGCCGTAGCCTGTGGCTGGTAGCTGTCCAATGTAACGGATGTTTCACCCAGAATATTGTTCTTGGTATCCACATTGGCATTCATTTCTACGTTGTATTCTTCCAGGTCTTTTCCTAAACGGACATAAGCTGTTTCCTTTGTGCCCGGAAGAGCAGAGTCAATAAAGTTACCCATGAATTTTCTTTTGATCTTCTGTCCTGCAATAGGTGCTTTATCTGCCATTTATTCTTCCTCACTCTCTACTTTGTACTGGGCATAGATCTGCAGCTGATACATAACGCCCTGATCAACGGTATCTCCCATCAGGCCCATGCTCATGGCATTGGCTGTGGTTGCCTTTAAAAATGTGGCCTCTTTCACTTCATCACCCACATTTACTTCTATTCCACTCTCTTCTGGAAGCTGCTCTAGCCAATAGGCCAGTTCCAAAAGGAAATTGCTGTTTGCCAGCCGGTTGTAATCTGTAAAGGACTGTCCCACTGCATACATAACAAAGTTATGCCTACGGATCTGATTACCCAGGATATCTTCTTTCACCAGGCTGTCACCATTGCTGGACAGGCCGTAATTAACCGGATCCGGTTCTGTAAAATCAATGTGAATATCATCACCGGTCAGAAACTCGGATATCTTGGGATATTCCGTTAGTTTCTGACGCATATATTCAATGATCGTCATATCCTGCCTCCTCTGCTAAGCACTGCCTGCGCCGCCTGAAGGATATCATCCTTATGATCTGCTTTCATACGTTCAAACCATTTCTTTCCGCGCATAGGAGCACCAGCATAAGTCAGCTCTTTTCCTGTTGGTACCTTGATCTCATTTTTCTTCGCCCAGGCACTTCCAGTTGTTGGTGACACATAAAGGATGCCTTCATACAGATAATGAGCAAAAGGACCGGGAGTATTGATCTGACCAGAACCGATTGTAGTGGCAGCCACCATCAGGTGTTTCAGCTCGCCGGCCTGACGCCTTGGCATATAATCACTCATATAGCGCATACATTCACTGTCGATTGCTGCTTGCACAGGTCCATTTTCAGCAACTTTATGTCTACGCCGCATTTCTGCCGTAGAAAGCATTTTTATAACTATTTTCATGGTTACACCTCCTACTTACAGGACAGCTCATAATGCTGGACCGCTTCACTACCATACAACCGCCCATCCACAGTTGTAACTGTCACATATCCATGACTTGCTTTCAACGCTGCCAGTGACTTCGACATGACTTCTTGGCTACTGCAGTCTATTTCATCTTCAACAATGCCTTTTACGGCCAGATCTCTGCCCTGGGTAAATGTCAGCGGCTCTGTGATACTTTCCAATGGGATAACCAAAAGTACAGAAGCAGCATCACGCTGGCCTGTTTTTAGAAAAGTAGACTGCCTCACATCTTCCCAATAAACATCTTCAACCGGTATCCGGATGTATCGCATATCCTTGCCGCATTTGTGGTATAAATACAAGGTTACATCTGCATTAGTAAACATCAGCACACCCCCTGATAGCATAAGCCGGTATTTTCCAGCCATTTCTTAACGATCTGGTTTTGCTTCCTTATGGCAGCTTCTGTTAATTCCTGCGAAGATCCATAGGAAGCCGAATAAGTTCCGATCTTTTCAGAAGTCTTTCCGGATGCATTTTTTTCCGTCTTTTCCTGCCGACAGATAACCTCTGCCAGTTCACAGCAGCATAATTTTGCTTCTTCCGGAACATCTTCCATAATCGTCAGCCGTCCGAATGTATACTGATCCATGATCTGGCTTGCCTGTCTGGCATAAAAAGGAAAACCGGAGCTGATGGCCGCTTTCCTTCCAAGAAGATATTCATTTTTATAAAACTCTTCATCTGCATAAACCATCAGCTTTTTTCCTTTCTTTTATCACGCATTTTTGATAAGGGTTACATCCTTCGTTACTGCAGATGCAACCACCGTTACGGTCTCAGTGATCTGACTGTATCCGGTCTTTTTGATCTTTGCCGGATATGTACCAGGTCGCAGGTTAAATACTGCTTCGCCTGACGCATTGGTCTTTAATCTGGATCCATTTACATCTACAATAGCGTCCTCAATTGCCACCGGACTGGATGCGTTATCCTTTACCGTAAAGGTTACAGTCTGGGTAGTTACCGGTGTTGCTGGTTCCAGATAAGCAAACGGACAGCCTACACGGTCCTCATCCATTCTGGTTGCCGGATTTGGAAGAGCCCAGCCCATACGAAATACAATACGCAGAGCTACCATATCCTGCTGAGCCAGGTTATAAACGATATCCTTAGTGATCGGATCCTGGATAACTCCCTGGTCAAGGATCTTTACAGTAACGTCCTGACGGATTGCATATACCGCCTGCTTAAAATCACCTACGATCAGCTGAGCAATGCTGTTGTCATAAGCACCGTTCTGCGGGAAATACATAGGCGCACCGTCCAGTGCGTAATTAGTGGATCCCTGCATGTCGCTCTTAAAAATCGGTGTTCCGTCCGTTGCCTTGATGCCTCTTAACTTTGCTCTCATACCCATGGCTGCCAGAGCGCCAGTTGCCATGTAACCGTCCTCTTCAACCTTGGAGATTACGCCATTCTCTCCCAGAAGCAGGTTGTAATAGTCCGGAGTAGATCCAGGTGCTACATTGTTGCCTGCCTGACGTGCCAGGGTGATGATATCGTTCTGCCATACTCTCGGGCGGTTCACACCGAAGATGATCGCAGAGTCTACTCTCTGGCCGATTGCTTCGTTTACTCTTGGAGTGATCTCACCGAAAATATCAAACTCCGCATCATCTAATACCGCCTCAGGAATTGGTACGATAACTGCCAGCTCAGCTGCATCCAGATATACATTATCCCATGCCTGGCGGCTGGTCTGTTTCATACCAGTGTCACCATCCACCCAGTACGCAGTTGGGAGGAAATCCAATACACGGATCCTGGTCTGGTCACTGGTCATGTTTGGCAGCTTTCGTGCCATGCTCATAAATACGGACTGCTTCGGTGCGTCCTGAAAAATGGTAGATACTACCTGTTCGCGGATGATTGCCTCCGCATCAGATCTGCTTGTAATATGTACTGGCATAAATCAATTACCTCCTTATTCTCTTCCAAAAATACTTCTTAAGGCTTCATTTGCCCTTGTCTTTGTGTCCTCAGTTCCTTTACCGCCCGATCCAGGAGTATAAGAAACCACTTTGGGTATCTGTGTGTCCTGAAACAAATAGGCATTGTCTTTCTTGACTGCCTCCAGAGCAGTTTTAATATCCGCTTCCTGGTTCTTGCTGGCTTTCAGCTTCTCTACATCCATGAATGGCATTACCGCTTTCAGATCACGGGGCTTGTACCCTTCTGCAGTAGTCTTTAAAAGATCATTAAAGTCACGATCCGCAATCTGCTTCTGGTACTCCGCATCCTTGGCTGCCAGATCTGCGGTCAGCTTGATGACTTTTCCCTGCAAGTCCTGAACATTGACGCCCTCAAAGCTTTTCAGGGTTGTCTGGGCTGTATCCAACTGAGTCTTATAGTTATCTCTTTCTGTCTTTATGGCTTCAATATCCCTGCCATTCTCAGCCATAATGTTGTCCACCTGTTCCTTTGACAGGCCCATGTCCTCTAAAAATTTTCTCTTCATTTTCTTCCTTTCCCACTACGCTTTTTACGGGGTTGCTTCCCTTGTGCTGGTAGTTTTACGTCATTCCGGACAATTTTCTGCATAAAAATAACACGCATCTCTGCGTGCCTACTGCTCGATCTTATTACATTTGGTACACCGTCTTACATAACCGCCATAAGGACCGGAAGCCCGGCTCCAGTGCTTGCGGTAGTGATGGCAACATTCTTTTTTCTTGAAAAACCTCTGCCAGATCCATGATATAAGTCCCGTAAGATC